CCGTAAGTCGCTTTATAGAGGTCAGGGCCGTGGCCCGCATCGAAATCTCTGAACGCCTGAATTTTCCAGGTCTCCCCGGCTAGCCAGGCGAGCATACGGCCTTCGATATTGGACAAGTCGGCTACGACAAGGTGCTTGCCCGGCGTGGCCATAATGCAGGAGCGCAAGCAGGAGGACATGAGCTCACCGGGCTCGGTCAGATATTCCGCCCAGCCTCCTTTGATCGCTTCGACGCCTGCGTCGATGACGTACTGCGGGAGCGTCGGGCGCGGGAGGTTCTGCAATTGCATGAGGCGCCCTGCGTATCGGCCTGTACGTGTGGCTCCGCGGAACTGGAGACATCCGCGCATGCGATTGTCGGAATTCACGCAGGCAATCAGTTTTTTGTATTTGGCAGTGGACGTCTTAGTGGACGCCAGGCGGACCCGGAGCAATTCTTTGACGGGCTCCGGAATATTTTCGTCAGCCAGGCGGCGCTCGATCGTGGAGCGGGTCAGATCCGGGAGCTTGACGTTGTACTCTGAGAGAATATATTTCAGCAGGGCGTCGCGCTGTGTAGCGGCCTCAACCTCGCCGCCTGTGAGCTTACGGGTTTTCTCGGCATTCTCCAGACGCAGGCGCTCGGACAGATCAATAGCAGCGTGCGCAAGCTCAACGTCCATTAAGGCGCCGCGATTGTTAATGCGCTGATCGATCACGAACTGAGCGCGATCCCGCGGCCCCCAATTCCAGGAAGGGAGCTTTTTATAAATCACGCGCATGGCCTCGACGTCCAGGCGGCAATAATTTACAAATCTCGTCCAGTCCTCCGGATCGGTTTTGCGGCTGGCGATCTTGCCCTGAAAATTCGGCTTGCAGAATTTCAGCACTAAGCGGCGGCCGTCTTTATCTTTCGCCTGGTCAACGGGCAGGCCGTAAACCTCGGACAGTGTCCCCAGGGCGCCGGGCAAACCGTGCGAATACGCCTTGACCATACAGTCATCGACCCGTTCAAAAGGCAGGTCAATATGCAGATTTTTCGCTTTGCGCAGGACGGGAACGTCGAAATTCGCGCCGTTATGCCATACGGTATTAACAGCAGGATCGGCGAGCGCTGCCCGGAGATCCTCCGGCATGGTTTCCGTTACCGTGAGATCCCAAACTTTCGCGGGCTCGTCATCGATCGCATAGCCAAAGAGCAGGACATAACAGTCCTCTGCATATTGATGCGGGCCGTTTTTAATGTCTCGGCGGCTGAATGTTTCTAAGTCTGCCCAAAGTGTTTTCATATTAAGTCTCCTTAACTCATGGCTCCGTAGAGCCATGTCCTAAAGATTCTTAGTCCCAAGGATTCCCGCCAACAGAAGCGGGAGCAGGGTCACCGTCTCCGAGGTCGGAGAAGTCGGTCGGTTTGGCCGGAGCGGAACCTGCACCGAATGCATCACCGTCGCGGACGAACTGGATGCCGAGTAATTTGGCGTTGACGCGCTTGCCGTTGGCGTTGTCCTGCGCCCAGAGTTCGATGCGGGCGTTCACATAGCAGCCGGAATAAACCAGGCCGTCGGCCTCGGTCACGGGATTGCACCTGCGGTCCACAACAGTGGGGCGCGCCTTGTTGCGGGAAGTGACGTACATCATTCCGGCGTAGCCGTCGTATTCTTTGTTGTCGCCGTCGCGCAGGCAGAGCTTTTCTGTGGCGTACAGAGATTTGAGCAGGCCCGGGGCCTTGTCTTTCCATTTTTCAGTGGCGACGCGCTGGATCTCGGCGCGGATTTTCTGAATCTGGGTTTGATCGCTCTTATCGATCAGGACGGTGGCCGAGAAAGCAGGCGCAGAACCGTTGGAAGAATCGGCAACGAAAATGTGCTCGAAGGACAGACGTCCGGAGATATTGATAGCAGTCATTGAAAACTCCTTAACTTTTAATTAACAGGTTGAAAATCGGTAGGTTGTGCGGCAGGTGTCCAGGCGGGACGCTTGTCGCTTTCAGGTGCGACCACAGGCGCGGGTTCGCTTCGTGTGATGATTTGCTCGAGCTTCGGTCACTGGCGCTGTCCGATGCGGCCCGCTTTGTAGAGCTTCTCGGCAGCCGTCGGCGTGATGACCTTGTAGCTATAGCGCTCGTTTTCCTTGAGCTTGAAGGTTTTCAGCAGTTCTTCTGCTTCTGCTGCGCTCGTCCACTGGCGATTGCCCGGGCGTCCTAACACCAGCTTGAATCCGTCAATGTGGACGCCTTCGAGCATTTGCTTATGAGCTTCTTCCCGGACGGCGGCAATCCAGGGCTCCAGGAGATCGGCGAGCGCGAGATTCTGGCCGAGTTTTTCCGGACTTAATGCTTCTTCTGGAATGATCGGGATCGCGTCGCCAGCTTCAGTAATGGGCTTAAAGTCCACTGCTTCGGCGGCCTTCCGGCGAAGCGCCGGGCAGGCGGATTTAGCTTTACAGAAGCGGCAGGCATCAGCGCTCGGGATCAGCGATTCAGGCGGCAGCGGATCGGCGTTCAGATAAGAGAGTGCTTTGGCCGCGCATGCCCGGGCATTATTGACGAAGGTCTCGAGCTCGGCGGGCGTGAGCTTCCAGGAATCGATATTGTCAATCCGGGGCTGGAAAATATGGAGCTCGATTTCCTTGATCTCGTCGAACAAAGAGAAGTATTGGAAGGCACCCCAGGCGTAGATCGAAAGCTGCAGATTGCCCTCGGCCTCAACGCGCACGCCGCGGCCAAACTTCAGATCGATGATTTTGAGCGTATTGCCGACAAGGGCCGCGCAGTCGATCGTACCTTTGGCGTTGGCCTCACCGGTCACTTCGGAGACGGAAACCGGAAATTCGATCTGGCGTATGCCACCCGCAGTTTCGCGCTCGACATAGCTCACATAGTCATTCACAAAAGTGAGGTTTTCGCTCGGGATCGCTTCGTCAGGTTTGGGCTGATTCGGATCAAGAATATGAGCGGCATAGGCATGAGCCAGTGTGCCCTCTTTCGCGTATTCGCTCGATTCGTCCGGGAAAAGTCGGCAGAGGGAAACAGAGCCCGGACAGTGCATCCAGCGGTAGGCGGATGACGGGGAAAGAAGTGCATGGGCCATGGTTAAACTCCTGCGAGGGCTTTATCAACGGAAGCGGCGAAGGCCACCAGTTTGTCGTCCGGAACATCGGAGAGCCTCTGAGCGCCGAACGAGGACAGGATCTGTTTGCCGACTTCCACGCTCTGACTGAATAACTGCATAACCTTTTGCATGAGCGCCTTGCGAAGGGCTACATAATCCACGGGCGCCTCAGGAGCAGGTGCAGGCTGAGCAACTGCCTGAGGAGCAGGCGCCGGAGCAACAAACGGCGGGTTTTCAGGGACGGGCGCCGGTTTCGGCGGGACATGGATGCCGTTGTCCGGGGCGGCCTGCGGAGTGACAGGTGCCGGAGCCGTGGGCGGCGTCATGTGCATGGCCTGGCGAATGAGTTCGGCAAGGTTGTTGATGGCCTGAGTGTTTTCGGCGATGACGTTTTCAAGTGACATGATTGTCTCCTTTAGACAGTAGGGGGTTCGGGGAACTTGTCCCCGGCTTCGAGATGGATAAGAGAGCTGCTAATGCCGTTCAGAACGGCTTTGATTGCTTCGAGTGATCCGCGAGGAATGACGGCAAGATCTTTTTCGGTCGGATCTTTCAGGGCTTCTTTGCAAATAACTTCACCGTTTCGGAGAACGCCGAGCTCAGACAATTCGAGGTCGTCGACAGCTGAGCTAACCTTTTCCGCGATATCTTCAAGATCACCGTCAAGCTCATTGAGGGCTTCTTGAAAGTTATTGGCGAAATCCTCAAGGTTGGCGTCAAGCCTTTCTTCCCGAGATACCAGCTGCTCCTCTTGTTCCTCGCAGGCATCGATAATTGGCTGCGTCGCGTCCAGGCGATCAACCAATGTCCGAATGATCGGCGGCATGTTCGAGAGGCCTTCGGAACGAATCCAGGCGATAAGCTCGTCGTCGGTCAACTGATTGAAGTTGTACGACGCCAGGTTAAAGACTGAGTTCATAAAAGGCCTCCGAGGAATTCCGGGAGAATGAAGACGAGGCAGACAAAAGCCCAGAAACCGAGGAAGGCGACGAACGCGCCGGCAAAGATTTCGAGGTCGTTAAATTCGCGTCGCATAGACCACCTCACGCGGGCAAAAGTTGACAACGGGCTGCGCCGGGATGACCCAGGGCTTAGGAAGCGCAGGGGCTTTATCGATAAAGAAGTAGATGGCGCGGATGGCGTCGATGGAAGGGCGTCTGCCTTCAAAGATGGCGCAGGCGTCGGTGATAGAGATGTCGAGCAGGTTGGACAGGCCTACGAGTGTGATTCGTTCGTAGCCTTTTTCCTCGAGGGCTTCTTTCAGCGCGAAGCGAATCTCAAGGCCCGTGCTGCGAGAGGAAATTTTGCATTTGGCAGTTGGCATTTCGTATTCCTAGCAATAATGAATTTATGTATGAATAATACATAAAAGAATACTTAAATGCAACTTATATGTATGAAAAATTAGTTCATGTATAACTCCTGTGCGAAAAATGCGCCCTTATACGGGCGCATCCGAAAAAATCGAGCTTAAAAAATCAGACGGGAACGTATTTACCTACAACGACACCCACAATCTTAATAAAGGGCGTAAGTTTTATAAACTTTGGACCGGGCCAATCGGGATTGAGCGCCTTCAGGTACGCTTCCCTCCCCTCGATGACAAGTTTTTTCATAGTCGCATCTGTCTCTGAGAAGGTTTCGTTCTGAGCAATAACTATCTTGCCGGGCTCAGCTGGCAAGTCAGGGTCCACAAAAACGATGTCGCCTTCTTGAAATTTTGGCTCCATCGATTCACCTCTCACTTCGAGAGCGTAGCCATTCTCGCTAATATCCACGGGGCATACGTACCATTCGTCGACGTGATTAGGAGCCACAAGTGTAGGCGCTCCCGCTTGTACCCAATTAAGGAGCGGTACCTTTCTCAACGAACGCACCGATTCGGCCTCCTTCATTTCTAGACCGTCCCCTAGCAAGCGGCCAAGAGGGACCTCGAGGCCTTTTGCCAGTGCGGTGAGCGTCGACAGGGTCGGGTTATCCTGCTCGCCCTTCAGAATGCGAGACACCGTTGGTTGCGGCAAACCAGTTAGCTTGACCAAATCAGCGGGCTTTAGGTTTCGATCCGCAAGAATTTCATGTAGGTTCGATTTCAATTTGCTCATAGTTCAATTATACGCTTACGAATAAAAGCATTATCTTACGTTGCAATAAATACATATAACAATTAAAATAATTCGTATATGTATTTGTATAGGATTCTTTATGCCGCTTTATCAGGAACCAAAAAACGCAATTAGACGATTGCAGGAGCGGGGATTTAGCCAGGCGCAAATTGCGGCGCTTGCCCATACGACACAAGCAACTATTTGTCGAATTCTTTCCGGACAGAAAGGTGTCGATTACAGAATCGTGGACGCTTTAAGACAAGCGGCGAATAGGACCCGCAAAGCAAAAACGGAGCAAGTTAATGCCTAGCTATTTCAAAGACAAGGCCGCGGCATTAGCGGCCAACGGCTATTTGCCAATACCGATTAAACCCGGGACTAAAAAATGCCAGGAACCTAAATGGCCAAATTTCCGATTCACGCCGAAGGACGCCGAGGCATTCGCCAATTACGGCATCGGCATTCTTTGCGGCCAAGGCGAATATCCGCTCATGGCTATCGACTGCGACACGACCGACCCGGTGCTTCTGGATCGTCTGCGCTACGCACTGGGCGACACGATTACTCGGGTAGGCCGTGCGCCGAGAATCCTTTATCTCTTTGCGGCTGAGAAGGCCGGAATAGAAAAGATGAGCTCGGCCAAATTCGTCGATGAGAAGGGCGAGAAGCATCAGGTTGAAATCCTCGGCGTCGGTCAGCAGTTCGTCGCCTACGGCATCCATCCGGAAACAGGCAAGCCTTATCGGTGGACCGATGCCTACGGCGGCCCGATCACGATCCCTGCCGCTGGCCTACCGCCTTGTTCGGTTGAACGCGCCAAAGAGATCATCCGGGCAACGGAGGAATACTGTCGCGCCAAGGGCTGGAAAGTTGAGGAGCCGGGAAAAGAAGCGGGCGCGGCTGCGCCCATGAGCGAGTTCGACATGGTTGTGGCCGAGGGCCAAAAGCCGAACGTCGATTTGGAAGAAGCAAAGAAGTACCTGGATATGCTCCCGGGCGGTGACGTCGATGACCGTGCCCGCTGGGTTGAGACGGGTATGGCTCTGCATTTTCACTTTGACGGCTCCGTCGAGGCCTATCAGCTGTGGGACGCCTGGAGCGCGAAGTCGGCAAAGTACAAAGGCCCGGAAGAAACAGAGTATCTCTGGGGCGGATTCGGAAAGAAGCGTCAGCGCCCGGTGACAATGGCCACCATTATTGCGCGCGCAAACAAGGCTAATGAAAAAGCCCTGCGCGAAGCGAAACGCGCAGAGCTCGAAATTGAACTGTCAAAGGTGCAGGCCTGTACCGACAGATACGAAGTACAAAATGTACTTAAGAAAACTTCTCTTACCGATTCTATGGATAAAGAGGAGTTTGTCAAGGCGGCACAGGCCAAGGTGCTCGAATTAACCGGTCTTAAGCCGAGTTTGGCAAGCATTCGCGGCTACCTTCCGAAACCTAGAAAGCGCGGCAAGTATGAACTTACCGAGGACGGCAATGCTCAGCGCTTTGTCGATCGGTACGCCGATTCTCTAAGGTTCGTTGTGGAGACAGGCGAATGGCTCATGTGGACCGGATACTATTGGGCACAGACGTCTGACGTTGAGGCAACGGAGCTCGCCAGACAGACAGTTCTCGCTATTGTGGACGATGCACGGGAATGCGAAAACGAGGAAGAACGTGCTGCGCTTTTCACCTTCTGCGGAGCCTCGCAGAAGGCCGCAATGTACAGGCACATGATCGAGATTGCGCGCGGTGATGATCGCATCCGTATTCATGCCTCCGAGCTGGACGTCCAAACCCGATACGTTGCTGTCCAGAACGGCGAGATCGACCTAAAGACACTGCAATTTATTTCCGCCGAACAAACGCACTATCTCACGCAAGTCATGGGCGTGTCCTACGATCCCCACGCTGATTGTCCGCTCTGGAAAAAGACCGTGCTAGAGGTGTGCAGCGGAGACGAGCAAAAGGCTGAGTTCTATCAGCTCATCGCCAGTTACCCGATTCTAGGTGAGCCGATCGAGCAAAAATTCTTCACATTGCAGGGCGGCGGCGCAAACGGCAAATCGACGCTCACAAACACGATTCTTCATGTTTACGGACAGTTCGGTCTTATTACGCCTTCCGAAACTCTGCTCGGGCAGTCGACAAACTCGAATGCCGGACAGACCCGTGAGGACCTTCTGAGACTAAAAGGCAAGCGCCTGGTGACAGTTATGGAGCCGGACGACGATAAGCCGCTGAAAGAGGGCACCATTAAGGCGCTTACAGGCGGCGAACAAATTGCGGCCCGCGGGCTGTACGCCAAAAAGACTGTGAGCTTTAAGCCCCAGTTCACTCTGCACTTCTGTACGAACCATGATCTTTTGATCCGTGGAACGGACCACGGCATTCTGCGCCGTACCGTCATTATGACTTTTGACCGAGTTTTCAAAGAGAGTGAGCAGGATAAGACCCTCTGCGAAAAGCTCAAGGCCGAGGGCTCCGGGATTCTCAATTGGATTCTGGAAGGCGTCAGAAAGTACCGTCAGACCGGCTTAGCCATTCCTTCATGTGTAGCTGAGGCCACTGAGCGCTACAAGGAGGGCCAGGACTTAACCAAGGAATGGCTCGAAGAATGTTTCGAGTTCGGCCCCGGGTACGCTGTTTCCAGTATTGCTGCTTTTCAATCTTGGGAGGCCTACGCCGAGCCTCGGGGGCTAAGAGGCTATATCAAAAACACGAGATCTCTCAGCAAAAAGCTGAGCGGTAAAGGGTTTAAGTGTTTCCAGCATCAGCACGGAATTAAAGGGCGCGGCTTTGAAGGCCTGCGATTGAGAGACTTTTCCAATTTGGGCGAATCGGAATGACGTTTCGGAATTTTTGTACCGTTTCTACCGTTTTAGACCCTTTTTTAAGAAAGTCTCTCATGCGTACGCATTTAAAAAGTTTATTAAAAACTAATTAAAAACGGTACAAACGGTAAGACTAGGGGTAAATACTATGCTTTTAGAGAAAGAATCACACGTTTTAGAAAAATTAAAACTCTTATCGGTAGCGCTCGACTATGCCGAAAAGAAAGGGCAAATCCTGGACAGCAATTTGTACCATGGCCCTACGCTCAACTGTCCGCCAGATAAGGCCGCCGTCAAATTCATGGAGACCTTCCATGCCCTGGACGCCTTCGTCTACGGCACCTGCACGGAGGATAGTTTGCTCTGGTGCGGTCCGGCGAATCACTGGACGATCCAGATCGGTTTTTCAGAATCGGCGCCGGATGAGTGGTGGGAATCCGCCAGCGGGTACTACGAGGCCTATGTAGTAGTCACTTATAACCGGAAAGGTGAAAGACGAGTACGCATTTTCAAAATCTGTGAGCCGATTGCCACCGTATACGCACGCCTTTTCTTTTACACGAAACTGCACGGGAAATCCTTCGCCAAGGGCTTTACGAGCTCTAACGGGATTGTGACCGAAGTTTGATTTTTATCCGGGCGGCTTACGGGCACCTGATCCAGGAGAAAAAAGATGGATATAGAAACAAGCCTAATGATCATCTCAATCACTCAGCTATTCCTTGCTATCGCGATTGTCTTTGTCAGCCTGACCCAGCGGGACATCCGGATGTTTATTCGGAGACTGTCCGCAGGGATCCAGGACCTAATTAACGCCCGCGGAGCTCAAGAATGAGGCTATCTCTTTTTAGCCGGAATGAGTTGGCGGATTCTTGCGACTTGCTTGGCTGGCTTGACCCAAATGTCTACCAGGGAATTGACGAGCTCAGACATGATCTCGGCCAGCTCTTGAGTATCGGTATCAGAAAGAATGTATTTGCCCTTATGAGCAAATTCGTTGCCGGTGTCTCGGCAGGCATCAACCATTTGTCTGACATCGGACGTCATCCCTTTGTTTTTCTCAATGGTGTCGATCTTTTTCCAAAGCAGATCGTCAGGTTTATAGCCGGAAATCTTACTTGTTTCGGCAACGTGGTCTGCGAGCTTCTCCAGGCAGACGCGAAGAAGTACGCAGGTGCAGCGGGGCGACAAATAGATGATGCTTTGCGCCTCGATAAAGTCTTTCTTCACGCTTTCGGGCATCCCTTTGGCCGGCTCGATTCCCGCGGGCGTTGGGTAACGAAGTTCGCCATTTTCCCAAAAGATCAGCCGGTCGCAGGCCTGGCATTTGGTAAGGGCAGTCTTTTCTATTGGCATGACCTCGGCAACATCGGAAATGCCGATGGAAGAATCCGGCCGCATTACAGTGAGGTGCCTGATCGCATCGCTATGAGTAATTGGCGGCTTAATTTTGGAAATAATCGGCAGCGTAAAAATCGCAGTAACAGCCCCGCAGTGCGGGCATTTATAGGAGTTTGACATGACTAATTTCCCGTTTGAGTTGAATAAGCAGGTAAAGCATATCGATATTGTAAAAACCCGCACGGCTTGCATAAACAACGCTTTTACGGCAATCGAGACAGCAAAGCTCACCCTTAGCCGCCTGGAGGAAATGGCCGCCCAAAGAGCGGACGGAAAACTCCTTGATATTCATACCGTAGGCACCACGACGCATGCCCTGCGCGAAAGCGTGGACCGCATTCTTGTGGGCCTGATCGAATCCCAAACAATTCCCGGAGATAATGCTTGATCGATACCCACTTCTACGAACGCTTGGCCAACTGGCGGCGAGTGTATGGCGACAAACCTGTCAGATGGCGCTCGCCTACAGACACCTTCTGCCGCTATGCCAAGTGTTATTTCGAGCGCGCTCCGGAAACCGAAGAAGAAAAGTTCTGGAGGGAAGTGACCGAGCTTAAGACCCGCGATCCGCTGCTCCCGGCGCCGGACTATTCAGACGCCGAGCTTCTGCAACGCGCCTGGATGAGTTTGCCCGAAAGGGTTGACGGTACAAAGGTAAAGCGCCACATCCGGGTATTCGTTTTTGGCACGCGCAGAGAGTACGAGCGACTGCTGCGTCAGTCTAAGGTCTCCTACAGACAGGAGCCGGAATGGCGCCGGTCATTCCTCCAGGCGTTCTATGACGCTATCGAGAGAGCTCAGAACGGCAAAATAGAGGGTTAATCCCTATATTAATCTTCAGCTTGAAATGGTAAAGTCGAGATAACAATTTAATCTACGACTTCGCGTTGTGCCTGATCGCTCTCTAGCGGTCTTTCGCGTGCCCGGAAGAAACGTAGTACGCTGGAGCTCGGACCTGATGGATCGCGAGCTCTTTTGCTTTTTATGGATTTAGGAGGCTACATGGCCGCGTCTATTCCAGTTTATTCTTTACCACAATTAACTCCAGCGGCCCAGCTTTTTGATCTAAAGGGGCAGCAGACGCGATGGCAGATTTTGGCGGACATACACCAGGCCGCTTTTGCGTTTGAAATACTCCCCGGCGTATTTGCCCAATTCGGATCTACCGGAGCGCGTCGTTTTTTTAGAAATTCATATTTTGAAATATTCGAGTTAGTGCGGATAACTCATGAGCGTGAGAAAGTCCAAGATCAATTAGTTTCGTTAGCAGGTGTTTTAACCCTTCAGCCGGAAGCTGTTTGACTGCTTCTTTAATGGATTCTTTTTCCGGTTCGGGTAACTTCGCCTGCTGAAGGGCGATTGATAACAACTCTTTAAGCGTGTCCTCGTGTAGCTTTACAGTTTGCACAGAAAGGATGGCGCTTAATCCGCCATCGTCTCGGATAAAGTCGACGCCCTTAGCAGTAATTTTAGGCAACGAGACGCTAATCATCGCGGGAGCTCCGTTTATATCCGTCGTAACTTTTACGCCGGAGGAAAGAAGTCCGTGCTCGATTAGGTATTGAGCGTTGGTTATGTATTTTTCGCTTTTTAGATCCCGGATAAACCATTCTTGAGTTTCCGGGGACATCTCTGGGTAATCGTCAGCGAGGCGCCGAAGCATTTCTCTTTGGTATTCGCGATCTAATTTCATGAGAATTCTCCTTTGGATTGTTACTTAGCAAGAATGATTCTAAGGAAATAGCGGGCTGATCGTCCCGTCCAACAACCGATCTTTCTCTTTGAGTATGTACATGGGGTTTGAGCCGCTCGGTCATTCGTGATCGGGCGGTTTCTTTTTATGGGTCTGCGCTATGAATATCAAAATCCTCGGCCGCGTCCCCGTCCGTTTTAAGGACGGAGTTAAGTGGATCACGGTGAAACCGAACGGCCCCGAAAACAAAGGTACGCCGGTCAAACTGGACGATCGAACAGGAGAGGTTCTCGCAGGCATGGGCGGAAAGTTTAACGGTCGCCATATTTCTGCAGCACCTCGAGGCGGCAGACAGGAGCAGCCGGGAGCTCAGGCCGTGATTGAATGGTCTAAAGCGCCCAAGGCTCCCCAGAAGCCTCAGTACACTGGCTCCGACAAATATACGAAAACGGCTAATCTGGTTAAGTCAACGCAGAAGGAATTTACTCCGGACAGCGTAGGTAAGGCGATCAAAGACCTTAATTATCCCTACACGATCGACCTGGATAACAAGGACCAAATTCTCAAAGAGCTCGATAAAGAATACGACCATTTGAGATCCATGGGCTATCCGTATGGCCCGGACGAAGCGGAGAAGGTATATGAGCGCGCGATGAGTTTTCAGGCCGCTCGAAAACGTGTCGATGATATTTTTGAAAGGGACTACGGAGACCTTACGAAAGGCGAGGACGGCCTGGAGCCGGACGAAGTTGAGGATCTTAAAAATCTTTACGCCGAGAGGCTTCGCCTTTCCGCCCTGGAACGAGTTGCCGAAGCCTCAGTTTGGTATACGGACCGAGCAGACTTTAGAAATTCGGATTTTTATAAAGCCTTAGATAAAGCATCCTCGAAGCTCGGCGATAAGGTTGACGCTTTGGCTGCTCTGCCGTCTAGAAGGCCCGCGAATCGCCAAAAACGTCAACTGCAGCAGAAAAAGAAATTTGAGGCCGAAAGATTAAAGCGTGAGCAAAAGCGGGCTATGAACGCTTTTCAGGCGCAATTTTCAAAAGAGCTCGCGAAAAACGTTGAGCCGCAAATCCAAAAGCTAAATTCTGACCTGGCATCTGCATCTACATCCGCGGACGTTGTGGCGGCATTGGATTCCAGCGGCCTAATGAATGCGCCGACCCAGGGACTTAATCTTATGGGGCCGGATACCGCGCGCTCTATAGGGCAGGCTTATTCTGACATCTGCTCAAAGTTTCCTTTTCTTGCGGGTAATATCGGAAGGGCTAATTGTTCTAGGCTCGGAAGCTCCACGTATGGTCAGTGCTTGATGAGTACGGGTGCGATCGATTTCAATACTAAATATTACGGGAGAGGAAATGAGGCGTCCTTCGCCGCTTCGTTTAGTAACTGTATTTCTACGCAATTCCATCCTCAGGGCGTTATGTCCAAAGGCGCAGCTTATGCAGTAGCTTCGCATGAGCTGGGGCATGCGATTGAAGGGCGCCTAGAAAAGTTAATGAAAGCCGCAGGCGTTGATACGACGGAAAAGAGAAAGAAAAGATATTTTATTTCGGGGCGCGTTAAGGATAAGGTGCTCTCTAATCTTTCCCTCGTGGATGATCGCTCAGTTATCAAGGCCGAGCTGTCCGAATATGCGGCTATGGATTCTGCGGAGTTTTTTGCCGAAGCTGTTTCTGAGTATCTTTGCAGCCGCTCGCCTAGACCAGTGGCCGCAGAGGTTGGTAAAATACTAGAACGGTTCCTGAAAAATGATTTTTCAGACCTTGGTATTTGAGAGGAATAAATGGCCGAGAAACTTACACCTGAGACCGAAGAGTGCTATGAAAGGGTCCCTGCCTCCTTCCCCGAAGATTGGTTCGATAATGACGGACCCTGCGATGAGGGCCTTAAGCTCAAGAAGGAAGCCCCGGCTCGTGCGCACAAAGAATTGAAAGAATATCTGGACTACTGCGACGAGATGCGGAAGAAAGGCATCATCGTAAACTAATAGCTAACAACACGCCATAACCGCCCGCGTGGCGGTTTTTTATTGCCTAAAGCGTAACCGTTTAGGAGGATCAGCATGGACAATTGCGAAGCTCCGAAGCGAAAACGGGGCAACCAAACTAAGTACACACCGAGTCGCGCTAAGGAGATTCTCCAGCGCCTGGCATGCGGCCACACCCTTACATCTATATGCCGAGACATGGGAATATCCCCCGCGTCCGTTTATAGATGGACCGTCGCGAACGAGGACTTTGCGAGAGACTTCGCGCGCGCGAGAGATTTCGGCGATCAGGTCCTGGAGGATGAGGCCGTCGATATCTCCGACACGATGGAAGAAGCATCTGAGACGATTGATTCGTTCAGCGAGAAACACGGAGCGTCGAGCACAGTCAAGAAAGGCGACGCCGTGGCACATCGTCGGCTCCGGGCAGAAGTCCGGCTGAAAGTTGTCGCAAGACGAAAGGGCGCAAAGATCCAACTGGATACGAACGGCGCCGGAGGCGAGGGCCTGGCGAGCGTCTACGAGAAAATCAGAGAAGTGGCTAAAGGTAAGAAATGAACGATCCTTTTTCCGAGCTGTGGAGCCCGCACAGATTTAAAGTGTTTTACGGCGGCCGTGGCTCCGGAAAGTCGTGGGCAATCGCGGAGGCCCTGATCGTCATGTCGAATCTTTCCCGGCTGCGCGTACTTTGCTCCCGAGAGTTTCAAAATTCGATTGCCGATTCGTCATATCAGCTGCTTAAAGATACGGCAGAGCGCCTAGGGCTGAGCCACCGCTTCGAGTTCCTAGAGACCGAGATCCGACACATAAACGGCTCTCGGTTCTTTTTTAAGGGCCTGCAGCAGAGACAAGCGCAGTCGGTGAAGTCGATTGAAGGCGTGGATATCTGCTGGATCGAGGAGGCGCAGTCAGTTTCGCAGGTCTCCTGGGAGACACTGATACCGACCATTCGAAAGGCGGGCTCCGAAATATGGGTCTCGTTTAATCCGCTCCTAGCGGATGATCCGACAACCAAATTATTCCTGACCGATGCGCCGCCTCCCGGCGCCTATGTCCGGAAAGTCAATTTTGATGAGAACCCATATTTTCCGGAAGCGCTCCGGCGCCAGATGGAATGGGATCGCAAAAATGACTACGAGAACTATTTGCATGTGTGGGAAGGATTTCCCCGGACAATTAGCGACGCGCAGATTTTCCGCGGGCGGTTCACGGTCGAGAGTTTTCCGGACGATCTTTGGCAGAAAGCAGATCGTTTATTTTTTGGCGCTGACTTTGGCTTTGCGAACGACCCGAGCACGCTGGTGCGATCGTTCATGTACGACAATCGGCTGTATGTCGAATACGAGGCCTTCGGCCACGGCGTGGAGTTAGACGAGCTCCCGGCGCTGTACGATTCGGTCCCGCTCTCCAGGAGCTGGCCGATCAAAGCGGACTGCTCACGCCCGGAAACAATAAGTTATTTGGCCAAAAGAAAGGGCTTCAATATCTCGGCGGCAGAGAAGTGGCAGGGCTCGATTGAGGACGGTATTGCCTATCTGAAATCTTTCGACAAGATCGTCATCCACCCGCGCTGCCGGCATACGGCAGAGGAATTCAAGCTCTACAGCTACAAGGTGGACCCGAAAACGAACGAGGTCCTTCCGATCATCGTCGATAAATACAACCACGGCATCGATGCCATTCGATACAGCCTCGACGGCTATATCACGCAGGCGGGGCTCGATGAGTTCATTCGCCTGGGCAGAGGTTAAGCATGAAGGTAAACAAGAAACTTTCTCGGACAAAGCGCGGCGGCAGCAAGCAGTTTGCCGACGGGTTTCAGAACCCGCTTTTGCGCATGGGCTTAAATACGAGCACGACGCTCAACGGCAATCGCTACATCCCTGAGTTCAAATCCTTCCAGCGCAACGAGTTGGAATGGGCTTACCAGGGCTCATGGATGTGCGGGCTCGCAGTTGACGTGGTAGCAGACGACATGACGCGCGAGGGCGTGGAGCTCCAGTGCGATGATCCGGAGGTCGCTTCTGCGATCGATATTGCGCTCGACGAATTTCGTGTTTGGGATAGCCTGTGCGACGCGCTCAAATGGGCGCGGCTCTATGGCGGTTCGCTGGCCGTCCTGCTCATTGACGGCGACGACATGGGCACACCTCTCGGGCCGATCAAACAAGGCGCATTCAAGGGCCTGCTCGTTCTCGACTGCTGGCAGGTCAACCCGTCTACTGAAGTTGTTCAGGAGCTCGGGCCGAATTTCGGCAAACCGCTTTATTACCAAGTCTTTGCCGAGCAGAGCAATATCGATATTCCCGGAGGAAAAATCCATTATTCGCGCTGTATCCGGTTTGAAGGGCGCCGGCTGCCGTACTACTTGCGCCAGGCTTATCGCGGCTGGGGCGCGAGCGTACTGGAGCCGTTATTCAACCGGATCGAGATGTTTGACATGGCAACGGAAGGCGCGGCTCAGCTCGTCAATAAGTGCTACCTGCGCTATTACAAGGTCAAGGGCCTGCGCTCCATTCTGACAAACGACGTTGCCAAGAAGGGATTCATGACGCAGATGGAGCATACCCGGCTATTCCAAAGCATTGAGGGCATGACGCTCGGCGACATCGAGGATGATTTCCAAACCATGACCTACACGTTCACGGGCCTGCCGGAAGTCCTCCTGCAATTTGCGCAGCAGATTTCCGGCGCTACGGGTATCCCGCTGGTGCGCTTGTTCGGTCAGTCTCCGGTCGGATTCAATTCCACAGGCGAGAGCGACATCCGGCTCTATTACGACAATACGAAACAGCAGCAAGAAAAGATGCTGCGCCCGGGTCTAAAGAAAGTCCTAAACGTCATTTATATGAGCGTGACCGGACATGCTCCGGACAAAGATTTCAATTTCGATTTCCGCCCGCTGTGGCAGATGACCAACGAGCAGAAAGGGACTTACGCAACGGCCATGGTCGGCGCGATTGTGCAGGCGTTACAGAGCGAATCAATCTCACTGCCGAACGCAATGAAAGAGCTCAAAAAGCTCAGCCCGACCATTGGCCTTTTCTCGTCCATTACCGAGGAGGACATCGACGAGGCCGAGAAACAGGAAAACGAGCTCATGCCGCCAGGAGCAGGAGGATTAAATGCAGCAGCAGAACAAGTTCCGGGAGCAGGCCAAAACGGCGGCTTTGGACCGCTGGTATCGCAAGCGCCTCAAGGCAGTGGCCAAACAGATCACACAGATAGCGCTGGAATGGGAGGGAAGCGACCCGAGCCAGCTCCAGCTCAGTCTGTTTGATTATTCGGTGCGGCTCGACGAATGGGCCCGCTCCGTGGCGGACATCATGCTGCGCCGCGCGGCCTCGGCCGACTATGACACGTGGCTCAGGATTGGCCAAAAGATCAGCCGGGAAACTCGCCGCAAATTGAAGGACGCAGCCGCCGGGCCGATTTTCAATCGCCTGCGCGAGGAGCAGGTCGCACTGATCCGCTCTTTACCTATGGAGGCCGCCAAGAAGGCGCAAGAATGGGCCGCTAGCGGGCTATCGGACGGCCAGCGCTATGCCGATATCGCCCAGCGCATCAAAAACGAGCTGGGCGGCGTTACGGAATCCCGTGCGATTTGCATTGCCCGGACGGAGACCGCTCGAGCGCGATCCAACTTCACGCAGGCCAGGGCCCAGGCCGTCGGTTCCACGCATTACGTGTGGCACACGGTCGGCGATAACGCAGTGCGCCCGAGGCATCGCGAGCTGGATAGAACAGTGCATTCATGGAGTGATCCTCCGATCTGTGACGTCGGCGCAGGCGGCACGCCTATTCGCAGCCATCCCGGATGCGTCTTTAACTGCCGGTGCTGGCCCGAACCGCTTTTCTACGAGAAGGACAAATGAGAAGGAAATTTCGAGACGGTCGCTTCTTGACCACGGAAAAAATCAGCCCTCTGAAGGAAAAAACTCCGGAGGGCTATTTGTTATGCCGGGACGTTCCGATTAGCCGCGTCGGATCGTTTGAATATTCAGCGGCTGAAGTCGGTCTGCCAAACATCGGTCGTGCGGTTCAGGTGTGGCGGCCGGAAGAACAAATTTTTAATCCCGAAACGATCGCCTCGTTTGAGGCCAAGCCGGTTGTCATCGGTCATGCGAGATTCGCAGATCCGGACAACTGGCGGGAGATCGCAGTCGGTACGACGCAGAACGTTCGGCGAGGAGAAGGTGACAAATCGGACTTTCTTCTCGCCGATTTGCTTTTGACGGATCGAAAAGCGATCGAGGCAGTCGAGAGCGGGGATTTGAAAGAGGTCTCATGCGGGTATGACGCGGATACGCAGGAAACGCCCCAGGGGATTGAGCAAATTGGCATCGTGGGCAACCACGTTGCTCTAGTGGTATCAGCCCGATGCTCGGGCTGCAAAATTGGAGACGGAAGCATGACAACTAGCTTAAAGACCCGCCTGCGGAAATTGTTCCGCGACGGAAACGAGGACGCATTTAACGAGGAAGTGGACAAGCTCCAGGTTCAGGATGGTGACGCACCTGACGCGGCGCCCGCTCCTACTCCGACACCGGCGCCCACGCCGACATTTGAGGAGCGCCTGGCCAAACTCGAGGCCACCGTGGCAGCACTTGCTAAGGGCCTGGCTCAGAAGCCCGTGGGCGACGCAGATACGCCGCCTGTGCCGGATGACACCGTTGATCCGGATGATGACGATGAGTTGATCGATGATCCGGACGCTCAGGCCATCATCGGCGACGCTGAGGCACTTTGCCCGGGAATGAAAAAGCCTGTGGGCGACGCCAAGGGCGGCAAATTTACACGTAATCAGATCGAGCGCGTCATGCGCACAGCGCTTAAAGGCGCCGGCGTCAAGCAGTTCGGCGATTCCTCCGAGCTCGACGGCAAGGCGCTGGACATTGCCTTTAAGGCCGCAGTCGCTATGTCCAAGTCCGGAAAGAATCCGAAAGCATCCGGCACACGCTACGGCGACAGCGCTGAGGATTCTGTCAACTCGATCGCATACGTCCAGAAAAAACTTAACGATTTTTGGGGAGCTAAATAATGTCTCAGTTCATTGGCACATCTATGCCTCGCGGTTCTGCCGGCGATATCACTCGCGGCATGTTTGACTACACAACAGAAGTCAAACAGAACGACACGACCACCCCAGTCGCCGACGACGGCGTTCTGGTTTCTCTGACCACAACCGGCAAGGCCACTCCGGCCTCTGACGCCTCCAAGGTCTACGGCATCGCAGTTCGCGATTACCGCCAGGTGGGCCCTGATGGAAAGGCCTGGCCGAAAGACGCCTTTGTCTGCATCCTGCGTCGCGGCTACGTTGCTGTGCGTGCCGCAGGTACTCCTGCTCCTGGCGGAGCTGTCTATCTCGACGCCGCAAACAAGGGCGTTACAGCCACTAAGGCGGAAGGCGCCACGGCTATTCCTAACTGCGTCTTTATGGGCGCAAAGGATGACGCGGGCCTGGCCGAAATCGCATTCAACATCTAATAGGAGCAAATAATGCCAAGACGTTTTGCTGACGCTGAAACAATTTCCGCTACCGGCGCATTCCTGGTCGGTGAGCTCGAGCGTCTCGATTCCAGAATCTATGAACCGATCGCAGATTTTACGTATGGCCGCGATATCGACCTGCGCAACGATGTGACGATCGCCGATGAGGTTTCTTCTTTCATTCAGTCCGAATACATGGGCGGATTCGGCGGCACAGGCGCGGGTAAAAAGTCCTTCATTAAGGGCCCGGATTCCACGCCCGCCCGCGTTTCTGTTTCTCTGAAGAAGGTTGCCACGCCGCTGACACTCTGGGGCATGGAAGTCGCTTACACGATTTTCGAGCTGCAGAAAGCCATGCAGGCAGGCCGCCCGATCGATGCGCAGAAACACTCTGCTATGCGCATGAAGCACCAGCTCGATATCGACACTCAGGTCTATGTCGGCGATGACGAAGTGGGCGTCAAGGGTCTGCTCAACTCTGACCAGGTGACGCATGAAAATGTCGGCACCTGGACCGATTCCACCGATGTAAAGACCGTTATCGGTTACTTCAATAACATCCTGGAAAAGGCATGGAAGGCAACGCAGTACAACCGCATTCCGAAGAACCTTTTGGTTCCCCCGGCTATTTTCGGCAAACTGGTGAGCACACAGCTGACAAATACCGAAATGAACCTGCTGCGCTATGTGGAGGCTAATAACCTCTCTGTGGCCAATGGCGGTACGCTGACCATTCGCCCTGTGCGTTGGTTGGCCGACACGACCCTGTTCTCTACGCCGCGTATCGTGGCCTACACAAAAGCTGAGGACGTGGTCCGCTTCCCGCTGGTTCCGATCGCCTCTCTCCCGGTTCAGTACCGCAATTTCGAGCAGGCAGTTCCGTACTTTGCAGCTCTCGGTGGTGTCGAGTTCGTACGTCCGGAAATGGTTTACTACGCCGACCTGGCAGCAGTATCCGCAGGTTAAGGAGGCTTTATGAAACGAATTACAGTTCGTTGTCCGCTGGTGCTGAATATGGGCTCTCAGCAGTTCGAATTTAAGCCGACACAATCCTATGAGGTTGAGGACGCAGTCGCGGCTCACCCGTACCTGCAAGCGCACCTGGCCACGTTTATCGACATCACGCCGCCGGCAAAAGAAAAGCCGGCAGAAGAAAAGGTCGAGGAACCGGCTGAGGAAAAAGCTGAGACGGTAGCGAAGGAAAAACCGGCGCCAAAGAAAAATGCGAAAAAGACCACATCTGTGAAGGAGGCTGAAAATGTTGAACCAGCCTCTGACGCTTGAGGAATTTCGCAAGTTATTTCCGGAGATCGATTCGGACAGTTATCCGGACATAGCGGTTAAGGCTCGATTAGCTTTAGCCGCTAAATTTTTTTCAGAGGAAAGCTGGCCTGATCCTGAGATCCGAGCGCACGTCATGGGGCTGTATACAGCCCACTATCTGAAGCTCCAAGGGTCTGCCGCTGACGGCGGCAACGGCGGAGACACCTCCGCACTGGCTCAGGTCACCTCGATGTCTGTGGATGGCGCGTCCGTGAGCTACGACACCTCATCCTCGTCCGAGGAGGGCGCCGGCTCATGGAATCTCACTGCATACGGCCGCGAGTTGTGGCAGCTGATTCAGTTGTTCGGAGCAGGAGCCAGACAGATATGAAAAAGACGATCTCTGTTTCCATCGTGCGGCATGACGGCGAGTTGAACCAGGCACTGCAGCGCCTGGCGAAAACTGCTGTCTATGTCGGTATCTCCGCCGGCTCTAAGGGCGATACGCGAAACGATGGCGGCCCGAGCAATCACCTTTTGGGCTTTGTGCATGAGAACGGTTCACCTGTGAACAATATTCCGCCGCGACCGTTCTTAGTTCCGGGCCTGGAGGCGAATCGGGAAATGATCGTCGACGGTCTTAAGGGCGCCATGGACTGCGCGCTCAAGGGCGACGAGAAAAAGTGTGGTCAGACACTCGAGCGCCTGGCGATTCGCTCGGCCTCGGCGGTCAAAAGCTACATGCAAACGGCCGACTTCGAGCCGCTCAAGCCCAGAACAATCGCAAACCGTAACCGCTCGCGCCTTACCCAGGGCACCCGCGAGAACGAGATGGAAGGCGTGGGCATCCGGCCATTGATTAACACGGGACAGTTACGCGACGCCATTGACGGCGTTGTGGTGGAGGAATGATGGCGACTTTAGACGTTGAACGTGTAATCCGATCTCCTTTGTTTACTTCGCCCTGCAAGCTGATACATTTTGTTGAGGACCTGGACGAGTTCGGTAATCCGACCTGGACCGAGGGTGACAGTACTGAGGTCAAGGCAGTCATCACGGCCGACACAAAGACGATTGCCAGATTGCCGGAAACGCTTCGGCGTGAGGGCACGATCCTAGTGCGATTCATGATTGCCGATATGCCCCCGGGCTTCGGCGGCTCCGGAAATGATGAGGTCGAGTGGCGGGGCAAGCGCTTTGTCGTCAAAGACTGCGCGGATTACTCGCAGTTTGGCAAGGGCTTTTTGCGGCTGACTTGTTGGCCTGCGGAGGTGAGTGATGGCAGTTACTGATAGCCGGACGCCCGGATCTTTACGCCCGACGAGCTCGGACGATGAAACAGGGCTGATGGACCCGCTTCGACAGTGGATTTCTGAGCTTATCGGCTTGAGGCTTGACCTGGTCCGCGCTTCCTGGCGCCCGAAGCCGGGTACTCAGCCCGCGCTAAAAACCGACTGGTGTGCGCTTGCCCTCAAAAGCCTGGACACCACGCCCGTCTATCTCGACGGGCGCAAAGGTGATCCGTCGCTGCCATTGTCAGGAGATCAGACCTCCGTGGTGCATGAGGATTATGAGTTCGTGCTGAGCTTTTACGGCCCACAGGCGCTATTCCTCGCGCAGAGATTCAGAGACGCGGCGCAGATCGGCCAGAACCGCTCACTGCTGCGCCAGTCGGGTCTCACGTTAAAAGCGATTGATTCGCAGGCCATGCGCCTGCCGGATCTCGTTTGTGAGACGTGGGTTGATCGATATGACATGACCTTCCACGTTGCTCGGAAGGTTTCAAGAACTTACGGCGTTCGCACCATCGTCGGTGCCGATGTCGACTTTTATACAGAACGAGGTAAATTATGAGCGTTGCTCCTACATTGCCAGTCTCCGAGGTTGTAAACGTTACGATCGAGATGTCTCCGGTCGCTGCCGCACTCCGCAACTTTGGAGCTATGCTTGTGCTCGGCACCAGCGATGTCATTGACACGGACGAGCGCCTGCGCACTTATTCGGGCGTCGAGGGAATTGCCGCCGATTTCGGAACCGATGCGCCTGAGTATCAGGCCGCGGTCACCTTCTTCGGCCAGTCTCCCCAGCCTTCTCAGTTGGTTGTCGGCCGCTGGGCTAAAACAGCAACTGCCGGGCTCCTGCGCGGCCGTATGCTTGCGATCTCTCAGCAGCAGATCGCCGACTTCGAGAAAATCACTTCCGGATCTTTCACCGTTGAAATCGACGGTTCTTCTGTCTCTGTTGCCAGCGTCGATCTTAGCTCCCAGAGCAACCTGAACGGCGTGGCAACTCAGATCACGACTGCGCTGGCCTCGAAGGGCACATGCGTATTCGACGGTACGAGATTCATTATCAAATCTGCCACTACGGGCGTGAATTCTTCTGTCGCGAATGTTTCTTCTACCGAGTTGTCTAAGGTTATGGGCCTGGATGCCGGAACGACCAAAGTCAACGGCGCGGAAGCCGAGAACCTTGTCGACGCAGTAACGGCCTGCCTGGATTACACCAATTGGTACGGCCTGTATGTGTGCGGAACCGACTGGACGGACGCCGATGCGCTGGAAGTTTCGGCGCTCATCAATGCCGCGCGGCCCTCTCGCATCGTGTCCTGGACGTCTCAGAATACGGGTGAAATGGATTCTACAAATAGCACCTCGCTGGGCTCCAAGCTCAAAGCGCTGGGCTATAACCGCACGATCTGCACGTTCTCCAGCACCAGTGACACCGCCGGTGTCTCGGTCCTTGGGCGCATGAGCACGATCAACTTCGAGGGATCGAATACCACGATCACTCTGAAATTCAAACAGCTCCCGGGTGTTGTTGCCGAGAACTTGAGAACGTCCCAGTCGCTGGCCTTAAGAAACAAAAACGTCAACGTATTCGCGGCATTCCAGAACGACACTTCGATTTATAAAGAAGGCGTCACGTCCGGAGGCTGGTTCATTGACGAAACTCATGGCCTTGACTGGCAGCAGAACCGAGTGGAAACCGATCTTTGGAATCTGCTCTATACGACTACGACCAAGATCGGCCAGGACGAAGCGGGCATGACCGCAATTTTGGCGACGATCAACAAGTCGCTTGACGCGGGCGTCCGAAATGGTCTCATCGCCCCGGGCGTCTGGAACGGCGATTCTTTTGGTTCTCTCCAGAAGGGCGACACGCTCACCTCAGGATATTACGTCTACATTCAGCCGCTGGAAGAACAGGCGCAGAGCGATCGCGAGGCCCGTAAGGCACCTCCGATCAAAGTGGCTATCAAATTGCGCGGCGCAGTTCACTTTATTGACGCCACGCTCACGATCAATCGATAAGGAGAAACAGGATGGCAACTTATTCCTTTATGGATGTCACTGCGACATTCGCAGGGCCGACCGGCGTGATCGATCTCGGATACGGTTCCGCGCCCTCCAAAGAAGGCATTTCCGTAGAGTTCAATCAGCCCCGGAATAATATGACGCCGGGCGCAGATGGCGAGGTTATGCATTCTTTGAGGGCAGACAAAAGTGGAAAACTTACGATTCGGCTTCTTTATACATCCCCCGTGAACGCAAAGCTCAAGGCTATGTTTAACGCCCAAAGTTTGAGTTCGAGCGTCTGGGGCAACAATGTCATTACCGTCCTTAACAAAGGTAATACGGACACGATTGTGGCCCGATCGGTCGCTTTCCAGGGGCTTCCCAGTCAGACCTTCGCCGAGGATGGTCAGCCCGTTCTTGAATGGGGCTTTGACTGCGGCAAAATCGACACACTGAGCGGGACTTACTAATGAATAAACTCGTACCTCAAAAATTCACATTGCAGGGGCATGAGTATCTCGTTGGGCGGCTCGATCTTTTTGAAGCTATGAAGCTCCAAAAGCGGCTCGGGCCGCTGATGCCCACGGCATTCAATAATGTCCTCTATGGCATGTGGACGGCTTACGGGAAATCCATGCCGGAATCCAAAGCGACATTGAGCGACAAACTGACTGAGTTCGGTACTTTGCTCGCGGTCTGTCAGCCACTCCTAGATCGCATTGCGGCCATGCCTGACGCGGATTTTGATTTTTGCGTGCGCACTGCGCTGAGCGTGGTGGAGCGTCGCTCTGAGGACGGAAAAACCTGGACCCGAGTGTATTCAGGTGGCACGCTGGTGTTCGATGATATCGATTTCACAACCACATGCATATTAGTGAGCGCTGTCGTACAGCGTGAGCTTCGCCCTTTTATCGACGCTTTGAATCTTTAACGTTCGCTCATAGCGTCGAAAACAGTCAGCAGGAACCGAGCCCGTTCAGAAGTCTTCCTGATGGCCTGGATTTCCTGATGCGTCCTGTTTATCACGGGATGATCAGCTATCTGGACCTGAAGGGTGACGATCTGACACTTGAGGACATCCTGCTAATGAACGTTTATATCGACAACCAAAAATACAACGAATTTGTTTTAGAGAAGGAGCGCAGCCATGAGTAGCGTTCTCGCCGGTTTCCTCGTCCGCTTAGGCTTTGTGGTCGATAAAGACGAGCAAGCCAAGTTTCAAGCCTCAATCGACTATGCTGGAAAGCGCATGAAGGAGATCGCCATGCGAGGCGCCGCCATGGGCACTGCGTTCTCTGCTGCATTCGCTAAGAGCACTCAGGAAACGAATCGGTTCTATAACATCACAAACCAAATTGGCGGCTCTGTCCGGGGCTTGAATAACGTTGCCTCAGCAGTGGCCAAAGTCGGCGGAAATGTGGACGAGGCAACGAATAGCCTTAAGACTTTTGCCAATAAATTAACGTTTATTCCCGGTATGGCGGACTACACCAAAAATCTCACAGGCGTCGATGTGAGAGATAAAACGGGAAAGTTGAGAGAGTACAGCGATATTTTGCTCGACCTTATAGAGCGATGGAAAAAAACAGGTGACGCCGTGGGCCGCGTTGAGGCATCGTTTTTAGGCTTGGATGGCGCGTATGCCTCCCTCATGAAAAAGGACTTTCCTGCCGAGCTTAAGAAAACTAATGAGCAGCAGGGAGAACTGGCTGACATGGTCGATAAGTCGGCGGATTCCGTACATCGCCTCTCAAATGAATTTTCACGCACCTGGGAAATCATATCCATGGGGAGCCAGGCCGCTTTCGGGACGCTGTCTGACAGCCTCGGCCTGGATAAGGTTGCCGAAAAGTTCAATAAAACACTCTCGCAGGAATTGCCCGCCTGGATCCAGACAGAAAAAAATATCTGGGATCAATCCCACGGCGTCGGCGACTACCTCAAAAACTTCTTTTTTAAAGCAGACGAATTTCAGGATGCTGAGCGCTACAAGCGCCATCTCATGGACGATGAGCAGGTGCAGAAGTTCTTACGCAAGAAATACACCAAGCAAAAATCGGTGCTCGATGATGAGGCCGAGGAGGGTGTGAGCATCGTGGACGATTTCGATAAAAAGGGCTTCGAGGAGGAGCTGGCGAGATATCGAGCCGCTAAAAAAGCTGCGGCACAACCCGCGAAACCCGCGCAGGCAGAACCACCTCCGGTTCCGGGAAAGATGAGCAGAGGGCTACGAAACAACAATCCGGGCAATATGCGTCCGGTATCGCGAAATCAGCCTAATGACGGTGCTTTTGCGATTTATCGCACGCCGGAAGAGGGCTGGGGCGCCCTAGGCAGACAGCTAAAAGGCTACGCTAATGCGGGCCTGGATAACGTCGCGTCCATTATTTCCAAGTACGCACCTGCTGCGGACCACAACGAGACAGGGCCTTATATTCAGTCTGTGACAGCTAATATGAGCCGGCGCCTAGGATCGGATGTAGGTGCGCTGACACGCCTCGATCTAAGCGACCCGCGAGTGCTTAAGGCGCTCATGCAGTCGATCACGGAGCATGAGAATTTCCGAGGCGCCTCTCAGTATTTTGAAGGCGCCTCTTTTGATAAAGAGGTGCTCGCCGCCGCGCAGTCGCAGTGGCGGTCTAAGGTCGTCAACGAAAGGGACAAAATTCCATCCCGGGGAAGTGTTGTCGTGAACCAAAACATCACGATCAACGGGGCTGATAATCCGCGCGCTGTCGGTCAGGCCGTGGCGCATGAGACCCTGCTGGCCCAGAACCGATACGGCCAGCGCAACCTCAGCTAGGGAGGAAATATGCCTTCTTTACCGTACAGCCTGGAGGCTCTGCTTCTAGGCCGAAAACGAGAATTTGCCGGAATTATTCCGGACGTCGTGGTTAGCGAGGAGCACGAAAACGAGGTCGTGGTAACGCGCCATCCGGTCGATACCGGTGCCAATGTTTCGGATCACGCGTATCAGATGCCGACGGTGATTAATTGCCAATTTGGATGGTCGGATTCCTCCAGGCTCTTAAATTCGATCTTGGATTTTTCGATCTTTAAGGGCCTGACCACGACAAAAGACGTCTATGAAAAACTGCTCGAGCTTCAAGCCAAGCGGGAGCCGTTTTCGCTTTCCACCGGCAAGAAGCAATATCCGGCAGTCATCATAACGAAGTTAAAAACAACGTCGACCGTCGACACCGAGAGCTCCTTAGTAGTGGACATCACTTTCGAGGAAATCCGATTCGCCCGGACAAAAGAGGTCACGCTGCAGGAAGCTCAGCAAAAGAATCCTCAGCAGACAGCCTCTGTTAATCAGCGCGGTGCCTCGTCGCCCGTATTGACTACTGCGGGGAATCGGCCATGAGTATTTATCAAATTCCTTTGAGTACCGGCGCCCAGAGCTTTTCAATCCGGCTCGGTGAATATAACTACCGCATGACGCTGATTTACAGAGATGCGGACTGCGGCGGCTGGTTTTTAGATATGGTCCGGACGGACGGCTCTGACGCCCTTCACGGCCTCCCGCTGGTGACAGGTGTCAACCTATTGGCGCAGTTTGGCTATAAGCGCATGGGCGGAGCGCTCTGGTGCGAGTTGCCGAAACAAGCCAAAAACTACGAGCCGACTTACTCAGACATGGGCCAAACACTGAGCTTATTTTGGAGTGACGAATGAGCGAAACAGACAAAAATCGCCAGTGGCTGAGATATTTTCGCCTCGTGGTGGCGGTCGACAAGGACAATCAGCAGGCGATTGACCTGAGCGAGTTTCGATGCAAATTCCGAATCTCGCAAGCCGTTATCGGCAAGCCTTGCACGGCAGAGATCACGGTTTACAACGTCTCCCAAGAAACAGTAAACCGCCTTGGTATCGGTACGAACGTCATCGAAAATCAGGGCATGCGCGTCATTATTGAGGCGGGTTATCAGAACCACCACGGCATTATTTTTCAAGGCGATCTATGGTGGAAATCCGTCGGCCGCGAGAGCGAAACAGAGACTTTCATGCGCCTGGTAGCCGCTACCGGCGACAGGGCGAGGCAATATGCCGTGGTTAATGTCTCGGTTGCCAAGGGTGCCTCTCAGCGCGAGATCTTTGACAAGGTCGTCGCGTCCATGAAAGAAAAGGGCGTTGACAGTAAGCAGCTCCCAAAGATTCAATTCATGGATTCCAGGCTCCCGCGCGGAAAAGTCATGTTTCGGATGGCTACCGACGCCATGAACGGTATCGCTGACACAAATAATTTTGACTGGGGCTATGGCGTTGACGGCCTTGTCGCCATTCCTAAAACACCGACATACGACCCGAACGAGAGGGTAATCGTCCTTAACGCTGATACCGGTTTGATCGGCCGCCCCACGCTTGACGAGGACGGCCTGGACGTCCAGGCGCTACTTAATCCGAACCTGGAGATCGGCGCCAAGATTCAAATCGATAACGCCTCGGTACAGCGAAACAACTACGACACAACGGTGTCCGAGGACGCGGTTACGAAAAATCAGGCGGTAACGGACGCATTCTTATCGGCGGATGGCGTGTATCAGGTGATTTCCCGCGAGCACGTGGGCGACACGCGCGGGGAGGATTGGTACACAAATTTGATCGTCGTGGGCGTTAATTCAGCCAGCAGACCGATTGCTCCATCTGTTTTCACGTACACATCGAACTGAGGACGATATGGATTCAACCGCAACAATTTTTGACCCGAATCGATTCTCCGAGAAGGCTACAAATAGCCGCTTGACCCAAGTATGGACCGCACTCCCGGGGATCATCCAGAAGTTCGATGCGGGCGCACTGACCTGCGAAGTTCAGCCGGCGATAAAAGGGCGTGTCACGCAGGAGGATGGCTCTATCCAGCTTGTAAATATGCCGCTTCTCTTAGACTGCCCTGTGGTGTTTCCGCACGGTGGCGGCTGCAGTCTCACGTTCCCGATTAAGGCCGGGGACGAGTGCTTGGTCGTTTTCGCTTCTCGGGGAATCGATTACTGGTGGCAGCTAGGAGGAATTCAACCTCCTCCGGAAGCAAGAATGCACGATCTATCGGACGGTTTCGTTATTCCCGGCCCGTGGTCCCAGGCTCAAAAGATCAGCGGCGTGAGCACCAGTGCTGTGCAGTTGCGTAGTGACGACGGTGCGGCCTTCATTGAGCTCAATCCCGGCAGTCATAACGTGAAATGCGAGACACCCGGGGACTTTTCCGTGAAGTGTAAAAATTTTACGGTAGAGGCCTCAGCCAGTGCCAGCATTAAAGCCCCGGCGATCCAGCTCGAAGGGCCACTGACCAATACCGCGGGATCGGCCGCGCAGATGGCCGGAGGCGTGGAAACAGACGCAGACGTTACCGCCGGAGGTATTAGTCTCAAGTCACACGTCCATTCCGGTGTTTCTACAGGCTCCAGTAATACGGGAGGGCCTAAATAAATGAGAGTAAGGCGAACAACGGCCGACGGCGATATCTGCTTCGGCCACAATGCAAACGATTATTTAGTCAATACGCCCGAAGCTGTGGCTCAAAATGTCCGGACACGCCTCGCGCTTTGGCAAGGGCAGTGGTTTATCGACACCGACGAGGGAACGCCCTATCTGCAGCAGATTTTAGGCAAGCAAAGCGCGGCTGATCTCGTAATCAAAAGCCGCATTTTGGAAACCCCGGGCGTTCAGCAGATTGACGAATTTGAGGCGGTGCTTGACCCGAACACTCGGCGCCTGACCATACAAGTCAAGCTCACCACGGATTACGGCCCGGCGAGCATTAACGGAGAAATTACATGATTGATGATCCGGTTTTTTTAGTTACCGAGACAGGTATCTCAGCTCCGTCCTATGAAGAAATTTACGAGTACCTAAAGGGCCGCATGCGGGCCATTTTTGGTGATGACATCAATCTGGACGCTGACACCCAGGACGGCCAGATGGTCGGCATTGTGGCGGCTGCTATCTCGGACGTGAACGCTCAGGCGATCGCGGTTTATAACGCATACAACCCAACCACGGCGAAGGGCGTGGCGCTGGATTTTGCGGTCAAGGTCAACGGCATCACGCGGCAGGCCGCATCACACTCCCAGGTTGATCTTCGGATCGTTGGCCAGGCCGGGACGCATATCGTCAACGGCGTGGCCCTGGATGAGGCGGAGAACAAATGGAATCTGCCCGCCGACGTTGTGGTTCCACCCGCTGGCGAAATCACTGTAACGGCAATTGCTGCAGAAGAAGGAAACATTCGGGCACCTGCCGGGACTGTCAACCGTATCGGAACCCCGACGCTCGGCTGGCAAACTGTGGAAAATATTCTCGCGGCCGAGCCCGGGGCGCCGGTGCAAACCGACCTCGAGCTTCGAGTGCAGCAGTCGAAATCGACAGCGCTCCCCAGTGTTTCGCTGTGGGAAGGCATTATCGGCAGTCTGCTGACCACGGCCGGCGTGCGACGTGTTAGTGGCATTAAGAATGACGGCGATACCCCGACAACTGAGGGCGTCCCCGGACATTCGATCGCGATGATCGTCGACGGCGGGGAAGTGGCCGATATTGCAAAAACGATTTTCTTAAAGAAGGGTGAAGGTGTCGGAACCTATGGCTCCACGTCGTACAACTATCTGGACACTTATGGCTTCCCTAATACGATTAAGTTCTCGCGTCCGACGGTCGTGCCGGCTTATTGCAAACTCACGATCTCGCCGGCCGCCGATTATCTCTCCAGTGCCGAGGAGGAGATCAAGGCTCGGATCGTCGCTTACATCAACTCCCTGGACATCGGCGAATCTGTAAACATCGCCCGGGTGCTTGCAAGCGCGGTAAAGACTGACGCAGGGATCGTGGACGAACGTTTTAGCGTCGAGGCCATCACGCTTGGCCGCTCGGCTACAGCTCAGACCGCCGCCAGTCTCGCGATCGCGTGGAATGAGGCGGTTTCGTGCGCTTCGGAAAACGTAACGGTGGAGGTGCAGACATGAGCGACGCAAATCGTTATACCGAGCTGATTGCCGGGGCGCATTTTGACAAGCCGAAGTACCAGCAATTTATTTATGAACTGACCGAACCGCTGAACGAAGCAAGAAAACGTTTGGCGGTTTTTTATAAGCATTTCGACGTTGACACTGCTGTAGGCGTCCAACTGGACGCGGTCGGCGTGCGGGTCGGGATCTCCAGGCGCCTTCCTATGAAATTGGTCGGCGTCTATTTTGCCCTGGACGATGTCGATGGTGTCGGTTTCGATAAAGGCGTCTGGAAAGGGCAGTTTGATCCCTCGGACGGCATGGTGACGCTTGACGACGAAACTTATCGCGCAGTGATTAAAACGAAAATCCTCGCAAATAAATTCGACGGCAAAAACGAATCGGTCCCCGAGTTTTTAAATACTGCTCTCGGATATTTCGGCGTCCCGGCAAAGCTCTTTGACTTCCAGGATCAGCAGAATATGCACGTCGTGATCAATCTCACGAAAGCAGAGACGCCGCCCATTGTTTGGGAGCTCATAAGCCGCCGACTAATCGACATAGTGGCGGCAGGCGTCGGCATGCAGATTGTCGACAACGTGCCTTACTTCGGTTTTGACTATGAAACGGCCTCGATCCAGGGGTTTGATTCCGGTCACTTCTTCCCGTTTGAAAACTAAACATTCATTTATCTTATCAGCCTCGCGAACAGCGGGGCTTTTTTATTGGGTGTGATATGGCAACCATCAATGAATTCCTTCCTTTCGCAGATCAGAGTACTGCCAATTTAATTCCCTATGCCGAATGGGTAAATGCCGCAAAGCGCTTAACCGGTTTCGTTTCGGGTATTGCGAAATCCAACGAAATGAATCGCGTTTTTGCGCAGGGCGCCCAGGCAGGCTATGCGATCGCAAAATTTATCGAACGGACTTTAAGCGAGGACGTTTATGTGTCGGACGGGGAGCGCCTGGCAGATCAGTTCTATCGTGCGATTGTCCAAATGTCCTACCGCGCCACGCCGATCGGATGCATCCTAACGTTTCCTGTCCACGTTGAGATCGACGGCTACGTGGCCACTAACAACGGCGGCAATTTATCGCAAACTACCTACGATCAGCTTTACGCGGTTTACGGCACAAAATTCAATACTTCGAGCACATTGGCTAATCAGTTCGGAATTCCTGATATGGCGCACCGAGTTTTTGAAGCGGCGGCAACGCTTGAGGAGATCGGCTGCTATGTAGCAGCTGGGTTACCGAATAGCCTAGGTTCTCTGCCTTGGATTTCCGCTACAACGACCGATTCCACCAACGTGGGGCA